TATACTTAACTTTTCTCGTGAAGAAAAAGATGAGTATTTATTATCAGAGATTATAAACATCCTAAAAAAAATAAAATAATTATGAACGCAACAGAAGCAATCAACAAAATTGTAGATCTTTTGGGTATCAAATTTAAACAAGAATCATTTGCTTCAACAACGCTCATTGACGGACAAACTGAAATCACTAACAATAGTGATTCAGAATTTGCCGTTGGTGATGAACTATTTGTAGCAGGGGACTCTACCCTAACACCCGCACCATTCGGAACTCACGAAACTCGTGAGGGATTATTGGTAACGGTAGATGAAGGTGGAAGAATTGTAAGAATTGAGACCAAAGACGCAGATAGAGTTGAAGACGCTGTGGAGGATATCCAAGAAGAAAAAGAAGATATGATGTCAAGTGCGACACTTGTAGATGGAACTAAAATTGAAACCGATGAAGAAGGTGAATTTATGGTTGGTCAGCAATTGTATGTTATCACTGAAGAAGGTGAAAAGGTAACGGCTCCTGAGGGAGAACATACCACACAATCTGGCATCACTGTAGTCGTTGATTCTGAAGGTATCATCACAGGTGTAAAATACCCTGATGAAACAGGTGAAGGGTCATTAGAGAATTCAAGACAAGAAATGAAAACAATGAAGGAAGCTATGACCGAAATGATCTCCGTTATGAAGGAGATGAATAAATTCAGTGAGGAGTTCCACTCATTAAAACAGGACTTTAAAAAGTTCCAAAAAGCACCCGACAGGGAGCCAGTATTGAAGAAATTCGGTAGTGGTACATCTGCGATATTGGATGCTAAATTGGACTTACTTAAATCCTCAAGGGGAATCAAATAAAAATAAGTTTTTAAAAAAAAATGAAAAATCAAAAAACAACTAAAATGAACTTTAACTATGATCTGACAAATTTGCCAGACTATAATAGTTATGGGGACGATATGTTGATCAAAGCATTCTTGGGATTAACTCTTCCAAGATACTCATCAGTAAGACCGAATCTTCAGGGTACAACCACTAAGGTCGGTTTTGTGACCAACGACATCGTTTTACAAGACATCTCCTGCGGATTTGATCCAACGGGTGCAACAGTACAGAATCTCGTAACAGTGGATTTATGTAACAAAAAAATAAACCAACAACTTTGTCCGTTAATCGCAGCATAATCAAGCGGACATTAAATCGGGTGAATTGCTGGAAAACCTGGAGACAGACAATCAGCAGCCAAGCCCCCCAAGAGAATAAAAGTAGGGGGAAGGTTCAACGACTAATAGGTGAGTATCTCATACAATAATCCTAACACGAGCGCCCGACACCGATAAAAAGGTGATGATATAGTCTAATCACTACCCATAATCTAAAAAGAAGGTAGTGAAGGTAAGGATAAAGAGCCCTACCGATAATAAAAATGATGATTTGTACGATACATATTTGTCACAATACTTGTCTAACGACAATTTTTTAGAGACTGTTCCTTTTGAAGAGACTATCTTAACGGATATTTCTAACAGAACCGCTAACGAAATTGAGATTCAGTTATGGAGAAATACAGTTGCTTCAGGGGGTACTCAATATAACTCACAATGTTTTGACGGAGTAACTACCTTGATTACATCAGGTAATGGTGCTACAGGAATCGTCTACACGGCTGCTACGGCATCAAATGGTCTTGAGGTTTTTTCCTCATATTATCAGTCTCTTCCTGAAAATATTCTACACAGAGACGACCTCGTTCTTTATTGTTCTTATGCTGATTATAGAGCTCTTGTAGCTTCTATGAGAAACTCATCATACGTCAATCTGTTTTCCTTTGACGACGCATCGTCAGCATCAGGAGCAGAGTGGTCAGTTATGTTACCTGCTACAAATGTACGTGTTATTCCTACACAGGGTCTCAACGGACAAAGCAGAGTAATCGGTGGGGCCGCATCGTATATAATGGTGGGGATGAATTCCGAAATGATGACAATTAAATCGCTCTACGATCCATTCCAGGATGTGATTAAAATTAATCTTCATGCTACTTATGGTGTGGGTGTATTTGACGTGGATTCATTTGTTTCAGCAGCATAAATTTTTAATAAAATAATATAAAAATGAGTACATGTTTTATCACTGAAGGGTATGAATTGGACTGTAGAAATGCGTCCACTGGCGGTATCCAATCTGTCTTTATTCTTGGAAATAGTGGAAACACAATTTCTGGTTTCACAGAGAACGTTGACGAACAAATTACTTCTATTTCAGGGTCGGGTGTTTTCTACAAGTTTAATCTTGTAAAACAGTCGTCTTCTTTCTCCGAAGCAATTACCGTAAACACACAAGCGCAGTCAGTAGTTTTTGAACCTAATTTGGTTCTGAACTTACCGAAACTTTCTTTCAAATTGCGTAAGATTTTCCAAGAATTGGTAAGTCAAAATAACATCTATTTTATTGTCCTTGACAATAACGACAGATATTGGAGTGGAGCATTCAAAAATGGTGCTCTTGTAACATCAGGTTCTATCCAAACGGGTATGGCGTATTCAGACCTCAACGGTCTGAACTCTTTGACCATCTTGGGTGGAGAACCAAACGCATCACAGGAGATCCTTGTAACAACCACATTAGGTGCTGTTATGACGGGTATCACTGTAGATGAGGAATAACAAGATTATTCACAATAAGGGGGTGGGAAACCACCCCTTTTTAAAAGCCTTTATTATATTTACATAACAAATGAAATGGAACGGAAGAACATATAAATCGGGTTACGGTATTCACGTATATCCGAAACCCCAAGATTCTATAAAAGAACTACTAAAACCTTTAAGTGAAAAAACACGTAAGGGTAATATATGGATTCCTGTTTTAAATCAGGTTATCAACGTTACAAAAGAAACGACCACACCCGTTCCTGTTTCCCCAAGTCCAACACCTACAAGTACAATTACACCCACACCGAGTATTACACCAACACTTACTCCAACCAGTACGATTACACCGACACCTACTATAACCCCAACGGAGACATCAACACCTACACCGAGTCCAAGTAATTTACCACCAACAGAAATTACTTATCTGTCCAACGTATTTTCCAATACCACGGCTTCATCATATACTTTTAGTGGAGTTAGTTTTGGAACTACGGGTTTAGTTGTGGTTGGGATTGACGCTAAAAGGGTTGGTGCCGCAGCAGGTTATGTTATTTCAAGTGTCACGATTGGTGGAATATCAGCAACACAGACAACAAGTCAAAATGGTTTTAATAATATCACACAAGGAATTTGGACAGCAGAGGTTACGGGTACGACAGGGGATATTGTTGTAAATTTAAACGCTTCAACAAGGTCGTTAGGTGTTGGGATTTGGAGAATAAATAATTACACCTCAACCACGCCAGTGTTTACAGGAATCACTCAAGGGGCGACATCTACCTTATCAGTGACTACATCTTCACTAACACCTACAAGTGTTGGTGTAGGTACGGTAAATGACCAAAGTGCGGGTACTAATATCGCTTGGACAAATGCCACGGAAAGATATGAACAAGCTAATTCTGACGGGCCTGGCGGAAATAGACAAGACACTTCAGGTTGTGATTTCACACAAAATACATCAGGAACAAGAACTGTTACATCTTCAAATTTGACAACAGTAGGAGCGTTATTACAATTAGCAGTTTGGAGATAATATGGGACTATCGGTAAATAAACATATAGAATACAACGGACAGGTATTTCACGGATATGAAATAGTCGGTGTAGAGTGGTTTTTTAAGACCGATTCTATGTATATTCTTACCGAATACTTTTTCTCTAACGAAAATAAAAACATCAGGAAGTTAATCAAACATAAATTCTTTGTAGGATCGGATGTAAATGTTGATGATTTGATACTTAAGGTACACCAATTACATGAGTAGGATTTTTACAAACAAAAGGTTTAGTGATTATCTTGGTGAGAACCGAGCAATATTGGATATTGTAACAGATTACGAACAAGAAGTATCACCTTCTCCAACGCCTTCATCCACACCATCACCTGTTACCCCAACACCAACGATGAGCCCTACGGGAACATCAACACCAACACCGACACCCACACCAACAGTAACCCCGAGCACCCCTGTTCCTGTACTTAACATCGGGTCGGGTTTTGATGCGACAACGACTGCTATTTTCATAGATAGTAGTGATAATATATTTGTTGGTGGTAATTTCTTTGGTTACGATGGCACGCCATCTTGGGGTTTAGTCAAAATGGATACTAATGGTAACATAGATGATACATTTGCGGCTGGATCAAACACGATGTTATATAATAATGTAATAAACCAAATTGTAGAAGATGAAACAGGTAATTACATATATGTTGTTGGAGCATCTACAACACCAGGTAGAATTGTAAAAATAGATAAAACAACGGGTCTAAACGCTTGGTCAGGTATTACCACAGCAACTAATGGTAATATTCAAAGTGTTTGTGTTGATGGGGTGGGTAATGTTTATATCACTGGTTCATTTACTGCGGTTCAAGCCCTTACAAGAGCGAGAATTGCTAAATTTAATAATCTTGGTACGATAGATTCTTCAGCATTTACTGGAACAAACTTTCCTACAGGTTCTGTAACTAATGTCTTCATAAATAGGAACGGAAACCTAATTTGTAGTGGAACTTTCACAACCTATAGTGGTGCTGCGGCTGCCAGAATTGTAGAAATAGAAACTTCTACCTACACAAAAACCGCATTATGGGGTGCGGGACAAAGTGGGGGCGGAACTTTGGATATTATGTTCCAAAGAAGCGATAATGGTGATTATGTCTGTGTTGGTAATACGACATACACTATAAATTCAGCTTCACCAGGTTATATCGGTAAGTTTGATGAAAGTGGTGTTAATATTCCTTTTTCACCAACGGGTATCCCTGTCGCAATTCCAATAGGTTTATACCTTGATGAAGTCAATAATTATATGTATATTGGCACAACTTCTGGTTATGGAACTACTGGTATATTGAGAGTTGATTTAGTGGGTGGTGCTGTTGATACAACTTTTTCAACTAACATCGGTAGTTATGTTCCTACAACTATGAGCACCCAACCACAAACCCGTGTTATTAAACTTGACAGTAGTAACAGAATATATCGTATAGGGCTATTTGTATTCATAAATGGAAATGGGTTTAACCGAATTGTTAGATACTTACAAAATGGTACAATAAATACAATTTCATCATAATGATATATTACATTGTAATTTAGATGGAAGAACAAATTCAACAACAGATATCACAACTCCTGAAACAAGCAATTCAGAAAGAGATACTATTGCCCCGCCAATCCCTGACCTACAACGGACAAGAAAAACCTGTAAATACAAAATACCAAAGACCCCTTCCATCACCGAGATCTAACACGGGGGAACTTGTAAATTCTGTCGATGTATATTTTGAGACCGACTTTGAAGATGGTGATGCTAACATCGTTGTAGATTTTGGAGCTGCTGATTATTGGGAGTTCGTCAATTATGGTAGAAGACCATCTATGAAATATCCCCCTTTGTCTATTATTGAAACTTGGGCAGCTACCAAACCAGTTCAGAGATATAGAAATGATTTTGGTCAGTTTATATCTAATAAATCAAGAGCCTTCCTAATTGCGAGATCCATCAAAGAGTATGGATTTTATGGTATTAATTTCCTTGATACGGCATACAAAAATGTAGAGAGAGAACTAATAGAAAATGCTTCACAGTTGGTGTTAGAATATTTTACAAGAAAAATAAGCAATTCACGGATTGTATTACGAACAGATTCAAATAGACCACAATGAGTGTAATAATTACAAAAACCCCAAGTCAGTTTCAGCCCGTATTATCTGACGATATATTCTTCACAGTAAGTGCCGATACCACTAACACCTTCAAGTTCCGTTATGTGTATGATGTATTTGTTGATGGACAATTTATATTCGAGGGTAAAGCAACCCCCAATCCATTTGGTCTTGGTATCATTGACCTACAACAGGTATTGGAGAGTTATGTGTCAAATAACCCAATAGCCTTGGCTGACACCACACCGATATACACCCATCAGACATTTCCTTTTTCTCGTCCTTATGAAGATGAGACAATATCCTATTTTATCAAATGTGGATATGAGTATGCTTCATCACCATTAGATACCGTAACGGGTTTTACCGGTGTCGGTAATGGTGTGGGTATCCCTGAACTCCAAAGTGATTCATTCAAGACCTTTAGATCAACGATGGGTACAAACCCTCGTGCGGTACAGCAATCGTTCAACTACGACCCCTTTGTGTTATCAGGAACCCCCGTAGGTACTGACCCCACAACCACAGGATTGTTTTTGACCAACTCACCAAGAATTAGGAATATAGAGGACGATGAATATTATACCCTTGCATTTACCAATTATTATTTAGATCCATCAACAACAGGGTCATCGTTATCGGAGCCCTATTATGTCCAATATAAATTCTATGATAGTGACGGGGTGGAGATCACGGGAAGTACCTATGATAATATCTTATCAAATGGTGGAGGCCCAAGAACGGATTGTAATAATGTCTATCAACAATTATTTCTTATTGACCCGATATCAGGGGCAAGTTTCAATACCCTTTACGTAGGAGCAGGGCCTGAGAACATAGATAATTTCCCACCAAATTGTGCCCAATATACCGTTCAGTTGTTCGGTCATTTTACTGGTTCTACAAGTCCAATTCAACCATCACCAACACCTACCCCATCAGCAACGCCAGGAGCCGTTACACCAACTCCCACACCCACTCCAAGTTCTACTCCTATATGTTCAGGATGTACCACTTATCAATTAACCTATACTGGTGATTGTGAGGGTATCGGAACAGCAACTATTGTAAATTGTAGCACGGGAGCAAATCAGAATTTGATATTGAATTGTGGTATTGAATTCGAGGTATGTTCTTGTTCATTCCCATTTACCAGTGGTGATGTCATTACCGTAGTGGGTGGAGCTTGTAATCCAAATCCTACACCTACACCATCGGGGACACCAACCCCTACACCGACACCATCACAGAGTGTCTTTTCATATCTTGGTAGGGCACTTGTAGATGCTCCTGATTCTGCAACAGCGTGTAGCACTTATACCTCATCGAGAGGATACCAATCAAATAAATCCTTACCCCTTCTAACTACGGGAGATTTCCTATACGATGTATATCCTGGTACCCCCACAGTTGGAGGTAATCAGTTTGTAGCACTCAAAGTTGGTGGAGTAGGAACCGCATACTGGTTCCAAGTACAAAATGATGGGGAAATAATAGATAACGGAACCTGCTAAATTATGGGAGTAATACCACAACCAATA